ACCAAGAATATTCTACAAAATTATGATGGCAGGAGAAATTGCACCTGAAGAAATGAAACGTGTATTCAATCTTGGTATTGGATATTGTATTGTAACATCTCCTGATGGCGAGGACAACATTCACCATATTGTTAAAGTAAATGGATTAAAATCATGGACAATTGGTGATATTGTGGTACAATAGTAAAAGGAGTAAAAATTATGTCAATTAAATTAACAATTCTAAAAACTGGAGAAACCTTGATATCTGATATGCAAGAACTGGTTGCAAAAGGACAAGAGGGAAATCAAGCAGTGCCTAATGCTTATCTATTAGAAAATCCACATAGAGTTACAACTAAAGATAAGGATTTTCTTACTGAGGATGAAAAACAAAATAAAAAATATGGTATTAATGTTTTTATGACACCTTGGATAATCTTATCAAAAGATAAAAAAATTATAATCCCACCTGATTGTGTGATGACAATTGTTGATCCGATTGATAGTATTAAACAAATGTTTATAGATAAATCAGAAACAAAAGTTGAAGAGGAATTAAATGGATAAACTTATTAAATGTGTTTTAGTAAATGTTAATGATGTTTTGATTAGTGAAATAGAGGAGATTGATGCTGAGATTG